AGCGTGAGAATGCTGGCGGTCGATGGGCTACTCGCTTTTATGATCAGGCAACAGCCCGCCGTGGTATTACTTATAAGTCTTCACCGTCCAAGGCAAACCGTAAGGGATGGCGCTCGATCGCTTCTATCCTTAATAAGAATGCTGGCGGAGCGATCTACGAGACTGCAGGCCGTAAGACATCTGGACGCCAAGGCGAGTCTACTAACCCTAACGCTGGTCAAGAATTTATTGCCGAGCTTGCTAAGACTGGCCAGTTTAAAAACGCTGACAATCAGAAGCGCGTAGGCAGACACTCTAATAAGCAAGTCGGTCGCGCCATGTTTAGAGCAGCCGCCGAGGATGAAGGCAAGGCTACAGCTGCAGTCATGAAGGCGATCGAAAAGGCACAATCTAAGTTTAAGGGGCGTACTCAATGAGTCTACTAGTCCAGATCGCCGCGCAATTCGTAGGCAAGAAAGAATTTAAAGAAGCCGACAAGGCTATCGACAAACTTACCAAGTCAGCCAAGAAACTTGCAGGCGCGGCTGGTATTGGTCTTTCTACTGCCGCTATCGTTAACTTTGGCAAGAAGGCTGCCGCTGCATTTATGGCAGACGAAAAGGCAGCGCGTCAGTTATCGATCGCTGTAAAGAATCTTGGCATAGCATTCGAGTCACCACGCATCGAAGCATTTATTTCTGATCTATCAGCCATGACTGGCATTACAGACGATCAGCTTCGCCCAGCGATGCAGCGTCTATTGCAGACTACTGGATCAGTTACCAAGGCTCAAGAATTATTAACTCAGGCTACAGATATTGCAGCGGGCTCGGGCGTTGATTACGAAACAGTAGTCTCAGATTTAAGCGCTGCCTACCTAGGGCAGACCAAGGGGCTTAGCAAGTACAGCCTAGGCTTGACCAAGGCAGAGCTTAAAACTATGAAGTTTGCCGATATTCAGGCCAAACTAAACGATCAATTTAAGGGCTCTAATGCCGCTTACCTAGATACTTATGCGGGCAAGTTTGCTTTGATCAGTAATGCTGCAGGCGAAGCGTCAGAAAAGATCGGTGGGGCTCTAGTTGAGTCTTTGATTTCAGCGTTTGCCGCTGGCGATCCAGAAGAATTCGTAGCCAAGATCGAGGGACTTGCCACCAAGATTGCAAGCATGGTAGCTACTGCCGTATTCGGCTTTAAGAAGCTCTACTACTTGACATCTGACCAAGCTATCTTGGCATCGCTTAACCCATTCGATGATTATGAAAATGATGTAGTAAAGATCATTGATATCCAAGAAAAGATGTTTAGAGCATCTTTTGAACAGATCAAAATGGGCTACATCGGCTCAATGCCAGTAGGCATCTATCCTACAGCGGCAGAAGCGGCTGCAGCCAAGAAGCTAGAGAAAGACGCCATCGAGCGCGCTAAGAAACTAGCCGCTGCTCAATCAAAGCAATTAGCCGAGACAAAGAAAAAGAATGCGCTAGACAAAGCCGCCAAGACTTTAGACCTAGAGCGTATTGGAATTCAGGCGGCGTTAAAGGGCCAGATCAGCGAAACAGATCGCCTATCTCTACAGTTACAGCTTGCCCTATTAGACAAGAATGACGCCATGGCTACTAAATTAGCTGGCGAATTAGCCACGGCGACTAAAAATAACGCTGATCTACAGGCTGCTTTAATTGCTACACCAGAAGCGCCAAACCCTTACCGTAATTGGAGTGTGCCTGATCTAGGTCCACTCGGTGGCCTAACTGGTGGAGTAATTGCAGGCGTCAATCCAAACAAAACATTTTCTGAAAACTTGGGCACACAGACTCCAGACATGCCAGCTTTTAACGTGCCGCAGTATTCTGCAGACTCATTAACACAGTACGGCCCACTAGGCGGACTAGGCGCGGGAGTAATTGCAGGCGTTAATACTCAGCCAGTAAATGTGACAGTTACACTCGATGGTAAAGAATTGACTTCTATTATTACAGAAACTCAAGTCAACGATACTTTATCGGGTACTTTTAGCTCAGTTAGTCGCTCTAGCAATAAGGGCGCTGTGGCGATGCTATGACCCTTCCAGCCAATATATCGGTGACGTTTGACTTCAGCCAAGGAGCGACTTTCGGATTAGGTTTCGTTATCGGCGACTCCAAGTACGGCATCCTTGGCACTTCACGCTTTGGCGAATCTTCAGTCCCTACGCCTACAGTCGATCTCAGCGATGTTACTCGATCAATCAAGATTAGCCGCGGTCGTAACGTCATGCGTGACACCTATGAAGCTGGGACTTGCACCGTGCGCGTCATTGACGAAACTGGAGCCTTCAACCCCCAAAACCCAGCGTCACCCTATTTTGGGTATTTGACCCCATTGAGAAAGATTCGCGTCGCAGCTACTACTGCCACGGCTCAAGAATTCTTATTTTCTGGCTATGTCGATTCATATAAGTACACCTACCCAACAGGCCAAGAATTAGGCTATGTAGACATTAACTGCAGCGATGCTTTCCGCCTTTTCCAGATGGCAAACGTTTCGACCATTACCGACGCTACAGCTGGTCAGACCACGGGTACACGCATTACCAAAATTTTAGATCAAGTTTCGTTTCCTGCATCAATGCGTATTACTGATACTGGATCGACTACCGTACAGGCAGACCCAGCGACGGCTAGAACAGCCCTAGCGGCCCTTAAGGCGGCAGAATTCGCTGAGCAGGGGGCATTCTTTATCCGTACCGACGGCACGGCTGAATTCAAGGATAGAGCCGATGTAGTGGGGTCCCTAGCGCCAGCGCCCATTGAGTTTAATCAAACTACGGGCATCCCATATGCAGACCTCAAATATGCCTTCGATGACAAACTGATCGTCAACCAAGTAAGCATGACTCGAGTGGGTGGTACAGCTCAAACTGCCGTTAATGCTGACTCATCGGCTAAGTATTTCCCGCACGGTACTACCGTGACAGATATGATCCCCGAGACAGACGCTCAAGTTTTAAATATTGCTAAGATTTATGTCGCCACGAGAGCTGAGACTTCGATCAGAATCGATGCGATGACCCTCGATCTATTAGACCCTGCAGTACCTACAAATACGATCATCGGTCTCGATTATTTTGATAATGTTAAGATCACAAATGTACAGCCAGATTCGAGCGTCATTACCAAGACTCTGCAAGTACAGGGGTTAGCATGGAATATCACCCCAAATAGCATGAAATGTACAGTAACCACGCTAGAGCCAATAGTCGAAGGTTTCATCATCGGATCATCGACTTACGGTATAATCGGACAATCTATCTTAGGATATTAGGAGAAACACAATGCCAACAGGTCTACCATCGAGTACAGGCGACATCCTTACCGCCGCATCTTATAACTCCCTAGTATCCTTTACCGTCGGATCAGACCAGACGGGCGATTACACACCAGTCTTGGCTGATCAGTATCAAGTGCTAGTCCCTATGAATAAGGCGACAGCCGTTAACTTTAACATCCCTACAAATGCCTCAGTAGCATATCCAGTAGGCACAGTCATTACCGTCCTCAATAAGGGCGCTGGCACTTGCACCATCAAGGCTGTTACATCTGGCACTACTACAGTCCTTTCAGCTGGCGCAGTAGCGGCTCAGCCTACCCTTGGTCAATATAAGACAGCAGCCTGTATCAAGACAGGCACAGACACTTGGTACATCGTCGGAGCCATTGGATAATGCTTAACAACATTGCAGGATTTCTCAACGCTACAGCAGCAGCCGCGCCCTTGACGGTTGAATATCTCGTCATTGCTGGTGGCGGAGCTGGTGGCGGCGGTACGGGCGGAGTCGGTTCAGGCGGTGGCGGAGCTGGCGGATACAAAACAGCAACAGGATTATCTTTAAGTGTTGCAACAAATTATGGAGTAACGATCGGAGCTGGCGGAGCTTCAGTCAGTAGTGCCTCAGTTGGCAATGCTGGAACAGGCTCAACATTTAGCACAATTACAACAACTGGCGGCGGAGCTGGCGGCGGTTACGCAAACACTTTTGATGGTATTGCTGGTACTAACGGCGGTTCTGGCGGCGGTGGCGGTACTGCAGGCGGTGGGGGTTCTCCAGCAGCAGGTTCACGCGTAGTCGGTGAGGGTAATGACGGCGGAACAGGCGGAACAGGCGCAGCACAACCATTCAGAGGTGGTGGTGGCGGTGGAGCTGGCTCTGGCGGTCAATCTTCAGCTGGCGGCGGTACGGGCGGTTCAGGTTCAGCATCGTCAATTACTGGAACATCTATCACTCGCGCAGGCGGTGGCGGGGCTGCAGGTAATACAGCAGGTGGAGCAGGCGGCTCAGGCGGCGGTGGCGCAGGTGCAACTGGCGCATCAATGAACGGTGGCAGCGGAACAGCTAACACAGGCTCAGGCGGCGGTGGAATGGCTGGCGGTGGTTATAGTTCTGGCTCTGGCGGCTCTGGTGTAGTTATCTTGAAATATCCAGATGCTTACACAATCACAATCGGCGCAGGACTTACTGGATCAACACCTTCACCTTCAGGCGGATTTAAGGTCACGACAATCACGGCTGGCACAGGAAATGTGAGCTTCGCATAATGGCACACTATGCATTCTTAGATGAAACTAACATTGTTACAGAGGTTGTTGTCGGCATTGATGAAACAGAACTTATTGAAGGCTTAGATCCTGAAACTTGGTATGGCAATTTTAGAGGCCAGACATGTAAGCGGACAAGCTATAACGGTTCTATTCGCTATAACTATGCAGGCATTGGATATACCTATGATCCAATCGATGACGCATTCATCGCGCCTATGCCATGCGACCATCCAGAATTATTACTTAATGATCTAAAGCGATGGGAGTGCAGTAACGATGAGCACAAAGCCCCAACTCTGTAAGGCTGGACAACAGTTACGCGAACAGTTCGATGACACCTTCCCAGATCGTGATCGGCGTTCCGATGGCTGGATCGGTGATCTCCGTCATTCAGCGCGTCCTAGTGATCACAACCCTGATCCAGAGACAGGGGTGGTTCGCGCCATCGATGTCGATCGAGATGTCCATAAGACAGGCAAGCCCGACCTCATGCCCGATATTGCTGATCAGCTGCGACTCGCTGCCAAGGCAGGAGAGAAGCGCATCGCCTATATCATCTTCGAGGGACGAATTGCATCGTCTCGCATGGGCTGGCGTTGGCGCAAGTATTCTGGAAGCAATCCGCATAACAAGCATTGCCATGTCTCTTTCACTAAACAAGGTGATGCGGACGGCTCTTTCTTTAATATCCCGTTACTAGGAGGCGAATAAATGGAACAAGCAAAAGCATTAGCAGCATCATGGGCTCGATCATTCTTTGCAGCAGCTCTAGCTCTATACATGGCAGGGGTCACAGATCCTAAGACTTTGGCAATGGCAGGAGT